GCGCGAAACGGCGGGAATCCACGGGTACTCCACGTCCATGCGGCCATCGCGCAACATGAAATGAGCACCTATAAACTCCAGGCGGCCATCCTGGACAAGCTTGACCTTGGCACAATAACCTGCGTCCGCATAATTATGCGTGATCTGCTCCAAAATAGCTGGGGAATTGAGCCACTTGCTGCCTTGGCCCGCGACGTCGTCCCCTTCGACTTTGACCCTTAAATACACGTCTTGCTGGACCCTCTTTCCATCCACCAAAAACTCGCGTGAACGGAATTTGAAATTGTGGGTCCCTTTGGCGACGTGAAAATCCCCATCTTCGTCCTGCGCGAAAATATGCTCCGGGTTGTCCACGATCGACGCAAGGGTGGCCGACAATTCTTGAATGAAATTGCCACAAGAAGTAAGAGACCACCCGCTGTCTAAGTAGAAGTCCAAGAAAACAAGCATCGTCTTGTGCTTGTTCCCGGGCTTCTTCGGAGTAAGCAACTCAATCCGCAGACGCATGCCCTTCTCCATGTCGTAGTCGATCTTGCACTTGTACCGAGCGCAGAGCGAGCCGTGAAAGGAGTGCACAAGAACGTTCGCCACATGCTGGACAGACTCCAACACATAGGTCAGAGTTCCTGGGGATCGTTCATGGCACTCCATGGCCGTCTGGTCGACTTCAAGACCGCACACTTCCTGGTCCGCGGGCACATTGTTGCACTCCTTGACAAACTCATCGAGGACCTTCGACCGGCTTTTGTGCTTGATGCTCAGCCGCTCAAAAACTGCTTTGTGTCCGAACACTAGGTGCTCGAACACCTTGCAAGCCACGGTGCCGACGGAGAGAAGCTCAATGCCGTTATCAACCACTGCCCTGGCTGTTTTGCCTGGCTTGGCAACGACCTCCCACTTCCCATTGGCCTTCCTGACCAAACCGCTCGGCTCCCGCATGACATAGTTGCGGTCCAATGCATCCTGCACCTGCTCTTTGCTGAACTTTGAGAGTCCCGCTTCGCCCAACAACTGCGTACCAAACAAGTCAACGTAGGCCTGCTTGATGTTGTCGCTAGTGAGGACGGTCTTGCGGAACTTTCCCCAGAACTTGTTCAGGTTCTTAGCCGTGATGGACTTGGGATCGAACGCTAACGTATTGCCTGTGCGTGGGTCTGTCTTGGGGTGGGTCCTCTGCTCAATGCCATGACTGACATTGGCGGGATCCTGCACTGTGAGTGGAACGCATATCGGCCCCACGACCTTGCAAGCAGGATGGTGGACAAATCCCACCTGCTCACCCGGCCCCGGGACCGCATGCCTAGCTGGCTCAATGCCAAAAGTTGCCACGGTCGCGTGCGCTGATGCGTCAAGCAGAAACGGATCATCGCGAGCATGCTCGTGAAGGACGTTCCTGGGTCCTGAAATGACCCTCTGGACGGGGTAAGTCCGCCAGTGCCGTGCATAGTCCCAAAGCTCCTGCAGTTGCCTAAACACTCCACCATCCGAAGAAGGGGTGTCGTCGGCCTGCTGAGCCCCAGCGCCTGCCTCCGCTGTTGGGATCAACCAAAATGGTGACGCCGACCGGTAGCTACGCGTAAACTGCTGATAAAATAAACGCGTCTCTTCCTGCAACAAAACAATGTGCGGAAGGAAAATCTGAAGCAAGTAGCAATGGTAACCGCCCTTCCTAGTGTCGAGCTGGTTGACCAAAGGTGAATGCACGTCGCGGATCTTGGCCGCGCTGAGACCGGTGTAATTGCACGCGGTCTTGAAAGTATCAGCATCGAGCTTCACGCAAACTTGCTCGTCGCCGCCAAAGCGCGAAAAGTACGAACACGCTTCGCACCGCCTTGGAACCAGGGCAAAGCTTTGCACCGTGGCACGTGGCATGTGCATTTTGCGCAGACCGGGATTGCAGTGAGTGCAAAACCTGCCATCCAGGCCTGTGAAAACTGGCGGCAACGCTAGGCGTTTCAAATGCTGGAA